TATCCCTGCTCAGCCGCCGAGCAGTATCCTGACTTTCACCTCATGTGAAAGTCTCTTACGCCGTTTAAAGACCGTCGTCTTTTCAATATGTAAACATATGAAATATATACAAATGTACAACATACAAATTTTTATTTATTTTTATTTTATTTCCTTACAATAGCCATGACCGAACCCAAATGATCTAAACTACCGCTGCCGGATTCTCGTACACGTAACAAACTGGTGCACCCACGAAAAGTCCCAACTGAAAATCTTCAGCTGTGGAAATGTACTTGTCAATTCGCAGGTAAGTCACATTATAACTAGCTCGATACTCGGTCGTTAATTCATGACCCATGTGCGAACCATTATTGGTGGTAGTAGTATTATAGTAATCAATATTCCTTGCTGGAACAAAACGCTGACCCAGCGTATAAAACGGGGTTTCATATTCCAAGCACGGATTGGTTTGTGATGGCGTAAGCGCCGTTCCTCCCAAAGAACCTCGCAATGTGTCTAACATTTCTTTCCTCCTACCACCTACTAAAGCTGCATCAAGACGATAAGGAACCATGTTATTGGATGTTCCTGACAAATTATGTCTAGCAACACCAAATGAACCAACGTTTCCGCCAGAGTTCAAGTTAATGAGTATCGCCTTATGACGAAGACCTCCACGACGAAATGCAAAAGCAGGTGTAAGATAGTTTAGCAAAGTAGTATTGCAAAAATTGTAGGGATGTGGCCCCAAAGAGGCTACCGCATTGTCCCCACCATTGGGGTCCCATCCTCTGTAATATGGAAAATCAGTCAAATTGCAAGCAACCATTCTGTTACCTTCACCTACCTCTCCAGGCCAATAGGAGGAGTGGTAGTTGTATCTGCGCAATAAATCACGAAAACTGACAATGCGTTCACCTTGGTAAACAAGATATTGGTTATCTTCTTTGATCATGTCCGAATTAGTCCCAAAAGTCTCGATTTGATTGGAGCAAAGGGGAGCATTGGATTCATCGACAGTAGTAGCCAAACATTCAGGTGCTTGCTCTGACTGTACAACATATGGAGCAATGTCACTTTGTTGTTGAAA